TATTTGCGCGATGAACAACATCGAGATCAGGTTCAAGTACCTTGGGGAGGGGCAACCGTGAAAGTCAAAGACTGGCTCGACACAATCGAGCGCAACACATCTGAACGCTTCCCACACCTAGTGTGTGGCTGGCCGGATGAGGAGCATGGCATCACCCACAACGCCTACGTGGAAGCGGCCATGGTGGAGCTGGAGGACCTAGAAGATGGTGAGGACATCCAGCCTTGGCCCCCATTCGAGCAGTGGAAGACCGAGAGGAGATCAGTTGAGGAGTACCGCGACAACCTCGGCTTCTCGCACATGAAGTGCGAACTGTGTGGCTCTTTCCCTGGCGACCGCTACGCCGTCACAGCCATGCCAACCAACCCGGCTGAGAACCATGACTACGTCGCACTCTCAGTCTGCGGCGACTGCTTGCAGTGGGTAGCGAACGATGAGGTTCCAGATTGGCTGGAAGGGGAGAACGACTGATGACCAACTACTATGTGTCATTGGTGGAAACCATCAAAGTTGGGTACAAAACGCTGTGCGGCATGCGAGTGGTGTTTCAGTGCTTGGCAGATGACCTTGAGCATGCAGAGAAGCAGGCTAGGAGCACCTATCCTGACTGCATCATTATCAGTATTGACAAGGAGAAGTGACATGGCATTCATGACAGCAAGAGTAAGCGACACCAGGGACTACTTCCTGACCAGCGAGGACCTGGAAGAGTGTGTCTTCTGCAAGTACAACAGCATCGGCTTGCCTGTGGGTGTGTACTCCGTCGATGATGAGCCTCCATCAGGAGAGCATGCACCGGAGTGGGACACCTATGAGGACAGCCGCGTGGTGTTTATGAGTCTGCCCCAGGTCAATTCGTTCGAGATCGTCTACAAGTTCTGGGGCCAGCTCAGCGCCTCCGGCTACATGGACCAGACGGACTACGTCCTGGGCGATACCCAGGCCGAGGTTGCGCAGCAGCTCCTGGACATGTACTTCGACGATGATGACGAGTACATGGATGACGAGGAGCGGGCTGATCGGGAGTGGTTGGAGAGCATTGTTGAAGGGGAGGGGGCATGAAGACAGCCTATGTAGCAACAGTGACCCTGCTCATTGACGCCGACAGTGAGGCTGAGGCTTGCGATGGTGTGACGGCTCTGTTGACAGAGAACATGCGGAAGTACGCGACGGTACCGGAGAACACATGCCTGCTTGATTGGCATTACCACAACTATCAGTGTCCGGTCGAGACACAGATACCGGACGACTACGAAGGAGACTGATGTGAAGACCCAATTTCAGATGTTCTACAAGGCACACCGCCGTATCTCAGACCGCAATAATGCCTTCATGGACTTAGTCACTGATGAGACCAACCCGATGACGAAGCAGGACCTGGAGGGGCTCATTGCCAGATGGCCCGAGAAGTACGGCATGTTCTCCGAGTTCTTGAAGGTGTTGCCTGACGAGGTGCAGGCATGACCCCCACCGCCCGCCTAGCCCTCTACGCCGCCCAGCACTACCACCAGTGGGGGCGCTACGCCACGGTCCACTACTGCGCCCGGCGCGGGGTTCCCCGGAGGCTTCTGACCTTGGCCCTGCAGCTTGACGCAGTTGCGGGCTGTGTGTAGTATTCACGTAACAAGACTATCCAAGGAGATTGACATGACCTATCGCATCTATGTAGGAACTTACAAAAAGTACTCGGAAGGCTCGATCAAAGGAGCCTGGCTTGATCTCGAAGACTACGCAAGCAAAGATGACTTCTACGCTGCGTGCTACGCACTTCACTCAGATGAACCAGCACCAGAAATTGAACCGATGTTTTCGGATCATGAGGGCATCCCTGACTTCTTCATCGGTGAGTCCTGGATCAAGGATGAGTTCTGGTCCTACATGGACTGCCGCATGGACGACGAGGTGAAGAAGGCCTACGTCGAGGCACGGGCTCGGTGGGATGAGGAGGACTGCGAGTCCTCGTACATCGGGGAGTTCGACAACTTCACAAAACTGGCCGAGTACCTAGTGGATGAGCAAGGCACGCTCAGTGAGGTACCTGAGCACCTCCAGTACTACTTCGACTACGAGGCCTACGGTCGGGACATCCGACTGGGCGGTGACGTGGTCGAGGAAAACCGCCACTTTTTCTGGAATCACTGACATGAAGAAACAAACATGGACGCCCATGTCATGTAAGCGGGTGGATGGGTCAGGCTACTTCCTCTGGAGCAGGGAAGCTGGCCGTGGCCTGATCTACCAGCTTACAATAGAACCAACAGCACCGCCTGATGACATGGGTGGCCACTACAAACTCGACAAACTTCTCGCCCTGAAAGGACTCTGACATGTTCCCAACCAAACCAGCAATGACCCGCAACGAGCAGGAGCAGTTCGTGGTCGATATGTTATTCGCAGTGGCGAAGGACATAGTGGTGAAGTTCGACTCCGGCGCTATCCCTGAGCACTGGGACGGGGTCCAGCTCCGGCAGTACATCACTGACAAGGTTAAGGAACGGTGTGATGCTGGGCGATTCATGACGCCGAAGGACTACTCCGACTACCTCAACACCGTGTACCACATGAACAACAACCTTTAAGGAGCCAACCATGATTGAACCCCACCGAGTCGACGGCTACTGCGTGTACGCACCCTACCGGGTCGCCATTGATGGCGTCCTGGTCCGGGACAAGAAGGGCAACCCCCGCAAGTTCGCATCCATGATGGACGCCCTGGAGTGGGGCCAGCGCCACCTCCAGAAGAAGGGGCGGGGGGAGCACAAGTGAGTGATTGGGACCCGCAGAACATCTGGGAGGGGCTGCATAAGGACAGCCCCTTCATCCGGCCAGCGGAGGTAGTCAGCGCCCGGCTGCACAGCACGGCCCACCCGGACGACGGGCGCATGCCACCCCCGGACCCGAGCATCGTGCCTGCCACGCACGTGCTCTACGACGACCAGCGGCAGCACTGGTATGTCAAGTTCAGGAACCCTCGGGGCAGTCTGAAGCGGTTCCACGTCAAGACCGGTTTCTACACCCAGGCCGAGGCCATAGCCTACCGTGACACTGTGAAGCCATCGGCGTAAAATGAGCGCAGTAGACCAGACAGTTAATGATCTTATGTCCAGTATACGAAACCACTTGGGCTCCGTTATCTGGTCTAAGCGTGGGGCAGTTGTAGAGGGCAAAGATGAGTGCATCCATGTAGCTATACCTACAGATAATCTGTGGATAGTATTACTCAAAAATAATGAGTTTGACCTGACCGCTTCACATCCATCTGGGGCATCGTGGACTGGTACAGCATACCCTAGCTGTGTGTCTCACAGTGGGTGCTCGTGGGCCATGGTAGCCTGGGTACAGAAACTACTTTTTATAGGACAGAAATGAGTAAGACACTCGTTATACTCCGTCACAACCCACTCACCAACCACTTCTACGTCCATTCTGATGGGCAGATGGACTGGACATCCACGAGCCATACGGAAGCGGACCATGAAGTGACCCGCATCCTGTCTCGTGGGAAGTCAGCGCATGATGCCTGGGTCTCCCGGAAATTCAAGAACACCCGCCAGGCCCGGAAGTACTGCCTGCTGCGCGGTGAGGGCGCGGACCACGAGTTCGCCCTGACGGAGTCCACAAGGTGAAGTGGGCATCCAGGTCAATGTCGGAGGCCCTGGAACGCCCGACTGGCGGTGGCTGCACGGCCCCCAGTTCGACCGCACGGAGTGCGTGAGCCGGGAGCATGCCCAGACCCTGAAGGACTTGTGGTATCCGGGCGCGAAGAAGAACTTGTTCAGAGTTGAACAGATTGATGAGGGAGCATGACTGACATCCTCCGAGCCACCACAGAAGGCTACCTCGCTGGCCTGGCTGTGGGAAAGGCAGAAGCTGCCAAGTACCGGCGCGGCAACACGCTGCTGATCATGTCCTTGATGGACATGGTGATCCAGTTCTTCCACACCCGGCCAGATGACACGCTCTCGCACAGTTTCATGAGCGCAGAGGAGAACGCAATCGAGACCCTTATCAAGGCCGGTTTTGCAGAGGAGCTTGAGGGTTGCACCTATCGTCTCCTCTGGGACAAGTTAGAAGAAAGGATACAAAGTGAAATATGAACACATCCCCAAGCACAAGTGCCTGAACAGAGGCCCTGACCTACCCATGCTGTTGGCCCTGCACCCGGTCTACAAGGACCTGAGCCGGATGTCAGCACCGCTGGTTGGCATCGAGGCCTTCACCAGCACGTACCTGCGAACGCTGACGGAGTTGTTGCCGTGAGCGGCAGCTCTATCGACACCCGCCACCTGCGGGGCATGCAGCTCGGAGGGATGAACATTGTTGTCAGCTCCTGGCTTTCTCCGATCCCGGCTGTGTCCCTCAGTCATGACTTCACGGCAGCCTCGGACGAGTGCATTGCTGATATGAATGCTTGGTTGCTGGAGCAGTTCGGTACTAGAGAGCAAGTCTTTAGACTGGCTGACAACACACTGGTAGTGAGCCATAAGACGTATCAACTTTTGAAGGATATGGTATGACGGCTTCGCTTTTACATGTCATGTTGAAGCAACACTACATCTAGGAGATCACATGAGACTGAGAGCACATATTCACCGGAGCAACGGTAAGTGGTGGTGCTTCTGGGGCTACTTTGTTGGCCTTGGTCACACACCTGAACAAGCATGGGCCGACTGCAACAAGCATCGGTCCAAATTCAATGTGTCGATGGGGGTTAAGACATGACCCAGAAGCAACCAAGCATCAACTGCATTGCAATCTGTGGTGTCCGGTGCAAACACAACGCAGCCCCGAGACAACTTCTGTCACTGCCCTACTGCATCCTTCTTGTCCCGAGCAAGGACATGAGGGTTCCAAAAGGCTGCGCCCTACAAGTGGAGCACCCCCGCCAGATGACACCAGTAACCCCGCCTCCACCACCTCCACGTACCACTAACTGGGGCCGATGATTATGGCTACTTTGTATGGCAGTGATTACTACGGCAACTCCAGAGCATTGCAAGAAGCCAAGCGACAAGTACGGGCTAAGTTCCCTCAACTTCCAGAGGGCAGCAGCGGCTGGTACCGAGCAGTGGAGAACAGGCGTAAGCGACTTTTATCAACAGGTACTTAGGAGATAGTATGCCTTACCAACACCAACAGGACGTGACATCGTCCAACATCGCCAAGGCTGGCTATAGCGACACGCTCTACCTGCTGTTCAATAGTGGTGTTGCCTACAAGTATGAGAACGTACCCAAGGCACAGTACCTGGCCCTCATCAAAGCCGACTCAGTCGGCTCTTATTTTCACAAGAACATTCGTGGTGTCTACCCCCACGAGAAGCTGGAGGTACACCAGTTCTAAGTAGTGACGTGGCTACAATCCCGTCGCTACCTGTTTAATCTTTGGAAGAAACCATGCAAATTACCATATCAAAGAATTATAAGGACGATACTTGGGCACTGCGCCCAACCAGTGGCATGTTTGAAGGTGTACTGATAGCCACGGCTGAGAGACTCAGCCTCAAGCAGGTCGCTTTTCAAGGTAAGACCATGGTCGGAGTCGTCAAGGCCCTGTGGGGCGTGACCGTGCTCTGTGAGGGTATTTACGACGATGTCCCAACCATTCATGCGTTGGGACTACGAGGAGTCTTTGATCAGTCTCTAGGTGAGAGGCTGGTCCTGGACTACGATGGCTACATCAGGAGTAGCCGAACCAAGGCATTGGCAGCGCAGCGTGTCGTTGTGATCGGCGATGCCGTTTATGCGAAGGGTGTCGAATGATCTGTGAACTTGCCTACTACGAACTCCCAACCCACAACGTCACCCTGGACCACGTCCAGGGCATCTTCTGCTTCGACCAGCAGAAGTGGAACCTCTTCGGCCTGGTCGAGCCCCGCATCGACACCGAGGGCATTGAGGCGGCCCGGGCACACCCCATCGCCCACTCCATCAACTCAGGCATGTTCATCGAGCTGCGACAGTCCTTGCTGCTGCCCCCGGCCCAGTTCCTGGACCAGTGGGAGGAGTGGGCGTGGCATGTCGATGGCGAGTGGCCGAGCGGCTACCGGGCGGTGCTCAAGCACCGGGCACATCAGGTCCAGCGCAAGTTGCTGGGCGTGACCGAGGTGGGGAACGTGATCACGGTGGATTTCAGGAGGAGTGCATGAAGTGGGTCAGATGACCCCTACGACCCCCTATGACCTAGTCCTCAGCCACTACGACTTCCCATTCCCCCTCTACCCCTTCCAGGTAGAGGCGGTGAATGACCTGGCCCCAAGGAAAAGGTCGGGGCTGTACCTGCATCCAGGCCTGGGCAAGACGGCAGTCAGCACCATCTGCGCCCTTTACAAGATGATCATGGGCGAGGTCCAGGGCACGCTCGGGATCATGCCCCCTCTCCTAGTTGCACAGTGGGCGAGGTGGTTGTCCAGGGTCAAGCACAAGGATGGGAGGCCGCTGCGGGTGACCAAGTACCAGGGCTCTCCAGCACAGCGGAAAGACCTGGACCTGGACGTCGACTTCCTGTTGATGGGGGTGCAGATTTTCAAGCGGGACTTTTGCAGCCGGAAGAAGAACGTCCACGGCCACTACGACTTCATAACGACCAAGCCTCTGCCTGGGAAGAAATGGCACATCCTCATGGACGAGGCCCAGGCCATCAAGAGTGTCGAGTCCGCTATCTACCACCATTACAGTGGGCTTGTCGAGGACGAGTCACACCAGTTGCTTACCGGCACCCCACTTAACGTACCGGAGGATGCTTATGCGTACATCAACTTAATTACACCGGGTCTGTACCGCACCCTGCTTGACTTCGAGCAGACCCACATCTGGGCCAAGGGCGCTTTCGACAAGGCGGTGGAGTATGTCAATCTGGACACGCTCACCAGCAACCTGCTGTTCAACTCCTTCCTGAGAACCAAGGAGGACGTGCTCCCGGACCTGCCCGAGTGCATCATCTCGGACATTGAGTACGAGCTGGACAGCCCGCACATGGCCCTGTACCGGAAGATGGCAACGCACAAGCTGCTGGAATGGAAGGAGGAGCAGAAGCTGGACCTGACCCAGGCCACGGCGCTGTACCACGCCCTGGGACAGATCGTCTGCCAGTGGCACTACTTCGGGCAGGACGAGACCCTGAAGTCGAAGGTCTACTCCTTGATCGAGGAGGTGTTGGAGGAACTGGGCGACAAGAAGCTGATCATCTTCTCGAACTACCAGCGGACCAACGAGGAGATTGTGAGACGCTTCAAGTGCCCCGGTATCTGGGGGCAGGTATCACCCGGCCAGAAGCAGAGGAACCTCAACAAGTTCCTGGACGACCCCAAGTGCCGGATACTGGCAGCTAACCCACTGGCGGCAGGGCAAGGCGTGGACGGGTGCCAGCACGTCTGTCAGGACGTGCTCTACACCGAGCCACCCATCACCCCCTCGCACTGGGTCCAGAGCCTCTCACGAGTCCATCGGGAGGGGCAGCGGAATGCCGTGACCGTGCGCATGGCAGTGGCCAAGGGCACCCTGCAGCGGCACCTTGTCAATCAACTGGCCGACAAGGAGGCACTGATCATGCCCGTGCAGAAAGCGATCCCTTACCTGACGGTGAGTGAGATTCGGAAGATTGTTTTTGGAGAGGAGTGATATGCCTAGTAAGTTTGCCTCCAAGCAACCGAAGGGACTCAGGAAGAAGCCTGTAGAGTTTTGCTATGCGAAGGGCTTTGCCCCTAAGAAGCGCATGGAGAAATGCTCTAACTGCGGCGATGAAAGGCCGGCGTACTACGACTACCCAGCTAAATGTCGCTGTGGTGGAACGTATCAAACGTTTGGTGTGGCTTCTCATTTTAGAAAGGATGACCAGTATGGGTATTAGCGAAGTAAACTCAAAGGGTGAGTGTATCGAACTGGCCATTGATAGCCTACTGAAGTTGGAGGAGTGCTGTGTAGAGGCTGTGGCCTGGCTCGACAAAAGTAAGGCTTTCATCCCTGATGAGTCCAAGACCATGCAAGAGTTGAGGGCTGCAATGATAGAGTCCCTCCAGAGAGAGGAGGCACTGAGAGGGAACTTGGTCAAGTCTGAGGGCAGCAGAGATGAACTGAAGGCAGCTCTCGCCAAGTCAATTGAGCGGGAGACGGAGCTGGAGCGGCGGCTGGCAGCATCCATGGCACGGGAGCGAAGGCTGACCACCTATATTGGTGGCCTGTCCAAAGTGGCCTCTGAAGCAGAGTCGATTCTGGAGGATGTGAGGAACATTGGGAAACATCTACCGACTCCAACATTTGAGGACCTCATGCACATTATGGCTCATGGCAGAGACAGCATACCACCAGCGGACTGGTACACGGAGCCTGTCAAGCCGAGACCACTGCTCTAAACCTTGCCACAACCAACCCAAGTGTGTAATTTATGTCCGTAATGCCGTTACGCCCTTGACCGAGGAAGGTCAAGGGCGTAGCCTGTCGGCTGCCACTTGGAGGTGGAAAATGACAAAACAGTAGAATCCCTGGTGCCGGCCTGTCCCCGGTCCTCCAACGCTCGCAAGAGTGACCAGGGATTCTACTGTTTTCAACTAGGAATGCAGATGAATACAATAAGAAGACCGGCGATAGAGTCGGCTGGAGAACGTTTTGGCAGGTTGGTTGTGACTGCCATATTTCCAGGCAAAAAAGGGGCAGTTGCTAAGGCGAAGTGTGACTGTGGAGGGGAATGGGAAGGGCCACTTAATTCTCTGAGGAAGAAGACCACAAAGTCGTGTGGGTGTATGGCCAGGAAAAAGACAAACAATGGTATTAAAACCCACGGTATGTCAAAGTCTCCTGAATTTAAGATATGGGCTGCTATTAAGACAAGGTGCTTTAACGAAAACACCCATTCATACAAGAATTATGGAGGAAGGGGCATAACTCTATTCGACCCCTGGGTTAACGACTTTCAAGCCTTCTATGCCTACGTAGGTCCGAGGCCTAGCAATAATCACAGCATAGAGAGGTCTGACAATAGTGCAGGGTATGTACCGGGTAACGTGTCTTGGCAGACTAAAAAGGTACAGGCTAACAATAATAGAAGAAATCATCTGGTAACTATAGATGGTGTGACAAAGAACATGATGCAGTGGTGCGCACTATACAACCGAAGGTACCACACTGTATATGAGCGTATAACTAAATGTGGGTGGGATGTGAAGTCGGCTCTAACCACACCAACTGCAAGGCCGTATGTTGAGGTTGGTGCCTGTGAGGAAACTGACTCATGACAATGTATCTCTTTTACCAGATGGAGGGGAAATCCAAATGGATTCCAGCTCTGGCCACAGAGCGGGAGAATATTGCAAAGACCTACAAACCGGCACTGATCAGTGTCCTGGACGTGGACAACTCGTTTGACACTGACCTTACAGGGGATGAGATACGGGCGCTGAGATATTCGGGCTCTTTCTACGCTGACTTTGATGCAGAGGACATCGAGGAAGCCACCGAGCAGTTCAAGGTATTCCTCCTCAAGCTGAAAGCCATGAACGTGGACCTGGACATGCTCCGGCTCTACGCCACAGGCAAGAAGGGCTACCACATCGAGGTCCCGGCCCAGATGTTCATGGGCAAGGTACCAGTGGCCGGCGTGCTGCACCTGCCTCACATCTACCGGGAGATGGCCTACGGCCTCTTCGTAGACACGCTGGACATGAACGTGTATAGCACCAAGCGTGGCCGTCAATGGCGTTGTCCTAACGTCAAGCGGGCCGACAACGGCAAGTACAAGGTCCAGATCAGTGCTGAAGAAGCACTGACCATGACGCCCGAGACCTACGCTGGGGTCTGCAACAGCCCCCGCAACGCCCTGCCGATCGAACCACCCAGCCTCAACGCGGACCTGGGCCTGCTCTACGCCCAGTCAAGGGACAAGGTCGAGAAAGCGGTCGCCCGGAAGAAGACACGCAAGGTCGTGGACAGCCCTCTGGCACGCTTCAAGGGTGAGTGGCCAGACACCTTCGAGGGCATCCTCCACGGCGTCACCATCAAGCCGGGCGTGGGCTGGAACCACATCTCGATGCAGCTTGCCATCGTGGCCGCCGAGCTGGGCAAGACCGAGGACCAACTGCTCAAGGATGCAGCCGGCGTCATCGAGAGCCACGAGAGCGACAGCTCCCGCTACAACAGCCCGGCCAAGCGGCGCACCGACCTGCGGGACATGTTCCGGTACTGCAACGGCAACCCGACGATGGAGTACAGCGTTGGCGCGATCATGGCCCTGCTCATGCCCGAGGTCAGGGCCAACTCTGACATCATCTTCGGGGAGTTCCTCCCGGACGCGGTCGAGCCCGCCGCCCCGGCAGCGCCCCGCAAGGAGGGGGACCCGGAGCCAGCCCCGGCAGCGCCCGTGTCACTGGACGAGAACGGGGGTCAGCTCCGCATCAGCAAGCAGGGCATCTTCGCCCGCTGCGACGACGGCTACCGAAACATCTGCGACCTGGGCCTGCAGAACCCACTGGCCATGGCCCAGCTTGGTGGCGACAACCTGGGCTATGAACTCGACGTGACCCTAGATGGTAAGCCAAGAGGGAAGAAGTTCCTGCCCATGAACGCACTCGCAACCCGGTCCCAATTCAACAACTGGGCACTACTTTTAGGAGCCTCAATGCGTGGATCTGATCAGCAAGTAAGCAGCCTCGCGGACCTGTTCCGCAAAGGCACCACCAACACGGTGTACGCCGTGGAGCGGGAGGGGATTGATGTCGTCACACCCCCCGGCGCTGACTCGGCTGACGACGAGGATGTGATCTGGGCAGCACCCGACAAGGTAACGTGCCTCCGGGAGGGGGTCAGCTACCGATACAACGGTGTCTACAATGCGGGTGGCACCTACCGATCGGACCTGATGCACGCCCCGGAAATGACCACTGAAGATGAGGACTATATCAGCGACCTGCTCCAGATCAACACGAGCCAGAACGTGGCCAAGACCCTGGGCTGGTTCTGCGCTGCCTTCCTGACGCAACTGATCAGGCGCAAGTTCAAGAGGTTCCCCTCGCTCCAGGTCTACGGGCAGGCAGGGGCGGGCAAATCCATGACTGTGATCCTGCTGAACCACCTGCACTACCACATGGTAGAGCCACGACAGTTCGGCGTCGCCGGCCAGACCCACTTCCCGATCATCGCCGCCGTCGCCGCCTCGGCATCGCTGCCCCTGGTCTTTGAGGAGGTCAAGCGCCGACAGCTCCACAAGAGCATGCTCGACTTCCTACAGAATATCCTCCGGTCCAACTACACGGCTGACCACCTGTCACGGGGCAGCCTGGGCCGGGACAAGTCGGTGCGGGAGCTGACCGTGACCAACTTCACGAACAGCGCCCCGATCGCCTTTGTCGGTGAAGCTCTGGAAGACCAGAGCGCGATCCTGGAGCGCTGCGTGTGCGTGGCCATGTCCAAGACTGATCGGTCAGGTCGGGACAAGTACTTCGAGCGATGCCTCGACAGTGCCCACAAGATGGGCCGTATCGGCAAGTCCCTGGCCATGGCAGCTCTGGCCATTGACCGGGAGTGGCTTCATTCACAGGTCATGCTCAACCTCAAGACAGTCACCGGGAAGGTGACCTCGACCATGGCGGACGACGCCGCTCGCCCGGCCTACAACCTGGCCGTGACCCTGACCGGTCTCGACTTCCTGAAAGGGACCCTGGCCCGTGTCTTTGGCACCCTCTTTGATGCCAGGCTTGATGAGCTGCGTGACAGCATCCTCGACAACGTCATGGACAGCATCCCGAGGAACCTGAGTGAAGTCAGCCGCGTCCTCGATACGATGGCTGACCTGACCCGTAACGCTGATGACACCCTCAGGATGGTCCAGAACGTGGACTATGTGGTCAAGGACACGTACATCGAACTGAAGCTGCGCAATGCCTTTGACAAGTACGTCAGGTACCAGCGCAGCCTGGGCCTGGAGGTGCTGTTTGACAGCCATAATGCCTGGCAGTCGGCACTGATCAACTACGGTGGCACCATGCAGCGGGCTGTACCTGACAGCATCATGTGGGACTCGCCACGGGCTGTCATCTTTAAGTTGTCGTTGGCCTACCTCGATAAGGAGGGGGTCAATACTTTTGCGTGATGGTTAGATGCCTGCCTATCGTGCCAAGGCAGTCGGGTAAGCCACGGCTATGACACGGTCTACTGTATGCCTGCCTATCGTGCCAATAAAGAAAGGAGTGCGCAATGTAGATAGATGTTGACAACACCCCCAAGCAGTCAGCTATAATTCGTCTCGTACTAGAGCCGAACCACAACCACAACCTAGGGGAAATATCATGGGACTCAAGAACCAACCTGAATTCGAGCAAATGGAAAACGACCACGCATTTGACACCGACGCAGAAGCCGCCGCACAAGCCAGCACCGCCATCGCCAAGGCCGCCGCCACTGGCGTATCCACCAACGTTCGCAAGTTCGAGCCGGCGTTCAAGGACAAGAACAACGTCTTCGACAACGCCACTGTTGAAGGCCTGTCCATGGCCGCGCCCCGTATCAAGGGCGAGCAGGGGTCGATGGCACTGGGTGACCAGGACCTGGGCGAAGCTATCCAGTTTGAGCTGGTGTCCTTCAACCATCGGTGGGCCATCGGCACCGGTGAGAATGACAAGGAGGCGAAGGACTACTTCCGGGTCAGCCTCGACAACGAGACCATCAGCGGCGAAGGTACTCTGGTCACGGACTACCTCAACACGCTGCGGGCCAAGGGCTTTGCCAAGGCCAAGAAAAGTCCCTACATGGACCTGTGGGGCTTCGTGACCTGGTCGTCAAAGACAGGTGCAATCCCGGTTGACGAGCGGCAACTGGCCTGCTTGCAGTGCTCGCAGACCAGCATGGGGAACTGGACCTCCTTCTGCACCAGTCGTGGCCTGTTGGAGCAGTCAGGGCGTGTCAAACCGATCGACCTGATTGAGGTCCATGCGGTGAAGCAGTCGAACAAGAACGGTGATCGTTATACGAATTTTGCGTTTTTCGTGCCCAAGGCAAAGTAAGACGGCCAGCCCCGACCCACTGAGGTCGGGGCCGCCTCAAGAATTTCTCAGCGTATGGCAGATGCGTCCCCGATGGGGAGCGTGGGGTGTTCTTCCAGGTGGTGCTGCCCCTGGTCCTTCCACCCAAGCCTGAATTGCCAGGGTAATCTGCCGAGGCAACACGGTCTGGCTAGACCAGACGCTGGAAGAGACGTAACCAGCACTTAACTGATGCAGGTTTGGGTATGAAAGCCCGCTATGGACTTTAGTAGTCAGGCCTGTGCCAATTAAGTCTAACAATAAGAACAAGAGGCAACCATGAGATTCTTCCTAGCAGATACGGAAACAACCGGGGTCTTGGCCGATGACGCGGTCTGCGAGGTGGCCTGGGCCGAGATTGATGAGGATTTCAACATCCTCGCTCAGGGTGCGAGCCTGATCAATCCAGGCAAGCCCATCCATTACGCAGCCAGCGCCGTCAACGGCATCACGGATGCGATGGTGGCTGATGCCCCGACTCTGGAAGAGTACATGGTCAGTGTGGGCCACCCGCTGTTCGGTGACGACGTGGTGTTCATAGCTCACCAAGCTGCCTTCGACCACCGCTTCCTGAAGAACATGCTGCACGATGACACCCAGCTCCTCTGCACGCTAAAGGTGGCCCGCCGCCTGTACCCGCATGCGGACAACCACAAGCAGGGCACACTGGCTGCCATGCTCGGCATCGAGGTGGCCCGCGAGAAGGCGCACAGTGCGGACGGTGACATCGACGTGCTGCTGAAGCTGGTCAAGCAGATGTGCGCTGATGCGGGCTGTGGCCTGAGTGATCTACTGCACATCCAGTCCATACCCCTGATCCCAACCAAGATTCCTTTCGGCAAACACAAGGGCACCAAACTCACCGACCTGCCGAAGTCCTACGTGTCCTGGCTGTTGGAGAAAGCCACCAACCTGGACCCTGATTTACGGACAGCCTTGTCCGCCCTGTAGCACCACAACAACTAGAAAGAGGCATCCAATATGGCAACTGAAATCACCAAGTATCTCGACTCCGCTGGCAAAGAGTGGCCGACCGCCGTTGAAGCGGACGCATCCGACGCCAAGCTCGCCAACCAGGCAGCCGTTGAGAAGTTCGTCGGCGAAAACTACAGCCAGACCACGACCAATGGCCGCAAGTCGCCGGCAGCCCGCGCCGCCGCCAACGCCATCTACAAGTGGCTCGGCAGCCAGAACGCAGCGTTCTCGCTCGAAGCCTAAGCGGTCAACGACGGCGTAGTTCAGGCCCCCACTTCGGTGGGGGCTTTTCCATATCAAGGAGAGAGCGTGGACATCGAAACGTACAGCACGTTAGCACTGAGAACAGCCCCAAGGGGTTACACATGGACAGACGAAATTACCCACGCATCATTGGGTATTGGGGGCGAAGCCGGTGAGGTCCTGGACCATGTCAAGAAGGCGGCGTTCAACAACAGATCACTTGATCACGACCACCTGGTTGCTGAAGTTGGAGACCTGATGTGGTACCTGAACCTGCTGGTGGCGTCTCTGGGTACTACTTGGGGCCACGTCCTGTCAGTTAACATCGCCAAGCTGGAGGCCCGTTACCCCGATCTGAAGTTCGACGCCGAGCACTCCCTGAACCGTGACCTGGCCGCAGAGAAGGCGGCGATGGAGTCGGTGTAATGGACCGGGTCGAGGTCTTCAAGGCGGCGTTGATGCGCTGCTGCCGAAGGTACTGCCGGGCCGGCGTCAACGGCCCCAGGCTGGTGACGTTGGAGACCCTGCCCTGGGTCACCAACAAGGTCTTCTTCGGTCTCCCGCTGCGCAGCGTCATGTCGCCTCCGGTCCCCGCTACAGGGATTGAAACCGAGGCGATTTTTGACGCCTGGCTCTGGCCGAAGTTTGCTGGCGAGGGTGACTCTGTCGAGGACCTGGTCACGGCCAGCTCAGTGGCGCTGAAGAACTGGGTGATCCTGGGCAAGGACTTCAACGAGCAGACGCTGCGCCTGCTCTATGCCTTGGGCAATGCCGAGGGAGCGACCCTGGCCTTTGACAAGGCTGCCATGATGGTTCACCACGGCGACAGGTCCTACGGCATCATCGACGGTGCGATCCACAGCCGGTTCTGCACCGGGCTAAAGGTGGGGACTGACCACTGGGCGTGGCTGCACAAGCGGCACAAGGTCAACTTCACGGACGAGCACCTGTGCTCCCTGTGGCAGGAGGCCTACCGGCGCGGACGTGGGGCGGTGGATGCGGTCACGGCCCTGTGGCAGGGTAATCCTGACATCTCATGGAGGGCAGTGCTGAAGACACGGGTACGTCGGGACCCGCCGAGCCAGGCCACGTTCGATAAGTGGGTGGCCATCCTCTGCACACCCGGCGATGCCCTCGCCATCCTGTACCCGAAGCTAGTACCGCAGTGGATGAGTACTGGTGAGTTCTCCAAGGTGTTCTGCAGGTTGGCAGTTCGGAAAGAGAACCCGTCAGAGAGAGCCCTTCAGGGGTATATCACCCGGTTGTACAGGTTCATGTATGAGGGGGTTCAAAAGCCAGTCGGTAAGACTGACTCCGAGTAGCACAACAATAACTATAAAGAAGAATAATATGAAAATCATTGGAATTACCGGCCTTGCCCGCAGTGGCAAGGATAGCATCGCCAAATACCTCTGGGCCGAGTATGGTTACACCCGTATCGCTTTCGCCGACCCGCTGAAGATGGCGGCACAGCACATCTTCGGCCTGACTGCCGAGCAAACCTGGAACGAGGACCTGAAGGAGGTCGTGATCGAGTACTGGGGCATGTCCCCACGGCAGATGTTTCAGAAGCTGGGCACGGAAGCAGTCAAGGGCACGTTCGGTGAGGACACCTGGTGCAAGCGCTGGGAACTCAGTTATGGCATCCTCGCATTGACGGATGACGTGGTCGTCCCGGATGTCCGCACTGACGTGGAGGCGAGCATGCTCCGCTCTCTGGGCGCGGTCATGATCGAGGTCACCCGCAAGTCAGCGGGCCTAGATGGGGAAGACGGCAGGCACAGCTCCGAGAATGGGCTGAGCACCTTTGCTGAGTTCGAGATCACCAACGACGGCACGATGCAGGACCTGCATGATGCTGTGGATGTTGTTCTTGGGAAGCTGGGATGAGCGCACACACCTTACATTCAGAGACGTGTGCCACAGCCTTGACCACCCAACCTGGAGGCGCAGGATGAGCACATTTCAAGAGGAGTCCGACCGCTGCGCGGACATGATCGACGCAGCGAGTGCCATCACGGAGACGTTCAACCGCCACAGTGAGGCCGCAGCACGGGCCAAGGCTGCACCGCAACAAAGACAGAACGCGGACGGCACGTGGCCGGTGACGGAATGTGAGTGCGGCGTGGAGATTGTCCCGGCCCGCCTTGCCCTGGGCCGGATCAAGTGCGTGGCCTGCCAGACCGAGCAGGAGTTACGGGAGAGGCAGTATGGACGTAGGTGAACTCCGGCGTATCCGGGACGACGCAGTTGCAGAGATGCACCGCCAGATTGAACTGGTAGAACCTGTCGATCTGCCCCACTGGTTGCTGATGAGCATGATGCTGCCCCTGTTTATGGGGGCAGCGCTGCAAATGACCGGGCGCATGCTCTGGACCCTGGTCGTGGGCTGGGTCAAGAGCCCCTTCAGCTTCCTGGCAATCTGGGCAGACTTGTTGGGGATCATGTGGTGGTTCCTCAAATCGAGTGTGGAAAGGATGGCACGGAAGTGACGCCTGAATATCAGTGCGAAGTCGCAGCACAAAGTAAAGTCGCGCTGAGTTTCACATTCAGCACAGATCAACGGAAAGGAGAAGCGCTATGAGACGACTGATCGTGGATGTAAGCAGCCTGCTGTGGCAGTCGCTGCTGGCCGGCAAGGACAAAGAGTTCGGCATGGTTGTGGAGCACGAGGGTAAGGAGGTCCATGTCAATGGGTGGCAGTTCGGGCAGGAGTGTGCCATCAGCCACCTGCTCAGCGTCATGGGCGAGCTGGACGTGGTCCCGATCGAGACCATTTTCGTGGTCGAGGGCGCGTACTCGAAGCAGCGCCGGAAGGCCATCTACAACGGGTACAAGGAAGGCCGGGACTCTCGCCACAGCCTGGCCTATGAGCAGTTCAGCATCCTGCGGGACAAGCTGACCCAGACCTTCCGTAACCTGGGCGCTCAGATCGTGACCCAGGAAGGGGTCGAGGCTGACGACATCATCGCCTACCTGGCCCGCAACCTCGACGGCGAGAAGGTGATCCTGACGACGGACGGGGACATGGCGACACTGATTGGCCCGGACGTGGCTCTCTGGCGCGGCGGCATGCTGACCCGTGAGAACCCCTACGGCCCCTTCCCCCACAAACTCATCCCGGTGTACAAGGCCCTGGTCGGGGACGGAAACGAGTACAAGGGCGCAACCCGGTTCGGGCCGAAGACCTTTCTCGACTTCCTGGTCTGGGCCGGCGAGGGCGGCCTGGCTGCCCTTGAGGGGATGATGAAGCGGCGGACGTTGCATGAACTGGCTGATGACGTGGCTGAGTTCAAGCCTCTGAAGCTGATCGTCGACAGCGCCGAGCACGTCTACCAGTCCTACGACTGCGCCCTGCTGCACGACGAGTGGGTCAACACCCTGCGCCAGCCGCTGGAGTGGAAGGCTGGCATGGTCAAGCCAGTCAGCGCGTTCGAGGACAAGCGGCTGCACAAGTGGGCGCAGCAAGTGCGCTTGGTCGTGAGAAGCAACTACGATCAGGCTGCCTCATTTCTCGCGCAGCAGACGGGCAAGTCTGCCTTCTTCTGCCTAGACCTGGAAACTACAACCCCGGACGAGTCCGACGAATGGTTGGCACTCCGCACAACCAAAGGCGGGGGCGTGGACGTGATCGCTTCCACCATTGTGGGTTGTGGCCTTACGTTCGGAAGGAACCAACAGTACGGCTTTTACTGTTCTGTTGACCACGCCGGGACCGACAACATCTCGTTGGACCAGTTACAAGGCCTGCTGGAGCTGATCCCCCACGATAAAATGACCGTGGCGCACAACGCAGCAGGATTTGAGATACCCGTCCTGTTCAATGCGTTCGGCCAGAAGTGGGCCAGCAACGGCTGGCGCGGCATGTTCCCGAACATGGTTGATAGCCGGATAGCGGCCAGCTACTGGGATGAGAACCAACCTAGCCACGGGTTGAAGCAACTATCTGCGAAGCTGCTAGATTACCAGCAGCAGACCTACGAGGAAGTGACCGAAGGCAGGAAGATGGACGCGCTCACGGCGCAGCATGTCCTGTCCTACGGCCTGGATGACGTATTCTGTACGGTCGGTGTGTGGAACCTGTTTGTGACGGTGATGAAGTTAGAGAAGACGTGGGACGCCTTCATACGAGTCGAACAACAGCCAATGTACCTGTCCGCTTTATCCTACGTTCAGGGTACGCCGATCTCTTTGGAACGCCTGTTCAAACTAAAAGCCGAGGACGAGAACAAGTACACGGAGTATGAAAGTACTTTGAACACGTACCTGGTTGAGAAGGGGTGGAGCGGCACGAAGTGCCCCGTCCTGACTGAACTCACCCCCTCGGGCATCAAGGAAGCGGTTCAAGTCATCCTCGGCACTCCGCTTGAAACCGCAGTGAGGACCGTATCAAAGCTGGCCAAACTGATAGATGTCATGGATCACGAGGATGCCCCGCTTCTGGCCAAGCTAGTCCAGGATGCTGACATTCCGCAGATAAACGACTGGATGTCACGCCGGTTTGACGGCACACCTGATCTGAACGTCGGCAGCAACAAGCAGTTGGTGACCTTGATGTACGACACCATGGGGCTGCCCATTCGCTTGCGCAACAAGGCAACTGATACGATGCGGGCCAAGGGGATTCGAGAAGGCAACCCCCGCGCCGACGATGACGCCATGGCGATGGCCATCAAGAGAGGGGACGCTTCCCCGGAAGTGGCCCCTGTGCTGGAGGCCTTGAGCGCAATGAAGTCGATCAACACTCGGCGGGGTCTGTACTGGGAGGCGTACCCCAAGATGGTCCATTGGAAGGACCGGCGTCTGCACCCGGAAGTTCGCCAGTGCGCTACCAACACTCGGCGGCATACCAGCGGAAACCCGAACATCCAGCAACTGGACTCTGGGTATGGCGGGGTGCGCTCAGTATTTGTTCCCCACCACAAGGACGCTGTGATCGTGTCCTGTGACTTAGCCGGGCAGGAGATTCGCCTTCTGGCTGACATGTCCAGGGACGAGAACATGATGTCGGCCTACATGGGAGACGACCTGAAGGACCTGCACTCCTTCACGGCGGCTATGGTGCTGGGGATACCGTATGACGAGTTCCGCACCCGGTACAAATCGGAAGACCCTGCCATAGCTGAGGCTGCTTACAACGCCCGCCAAAACGGGAAGATCACCTTCTTTGCTTCCTCCTACGGTGCGATGGCACCGAAAATTGCAGAGGGTCTTGGCATCGAGGACGAGATAGCGCAAGGCTACCTCGACGCCCTCGATCGCGCCTTTCCACGGGTCAACATCTGGAAGAAGGAGACAGAAGACTTTGCCAGCCGGCAGGGCTGGGTCCCGCTCCATGGCGGGAATCGCCGACATCTGCGGGAACTGCTTCTGTCCGGGGACAAGTGGACGGCGCAGAAAGCCTTGAGACAGGCGTCCAATGCCTGTATCCAGGGTGCTGGTGGTAACCAGCTTCGCACCATCATGGGCAGGATATGGAGCAGCGGTGTGCTGGACCGCTATGACCTGCGCTGGTACTGGCCATGTCACGACGAAATTATCGTGTCGGTGGGCAGGGCCGATGCGGTGGCCTGCATCAAGGAACTGCACGGGATCATGTGCGAGCAGTTCCTGGACCTGCTTCCGTCCGCTTCCTCGATCGGTATCGGGGCGACGTTCGGGACCCTGATTGAGATAGGGGAGGTGCCAGAAGCCGCTCTGATTGAAGCGGCTTTGGATGAGATATTTGCCAAAACAGAGGCGACTGTGTAGTCTCAATCAAAGGTGCCAGTAGCGCCAAAGTGTGCAGTCTTGTACAATACAGGCATCGCTTGGCCGCGTGTTTAATACTCCAGGGAGGATCGGATTCCCCACTGCACATCCTGGATGTGTCGGCCAATCTCGCGTAAGCGGGAAGTGGGGAACCCGATCCTTTCGCAATTCAAAGGTCTGTAAGAATGAAAATTACTCAACCAGTCTTGCCTATTGCTCGGCTCCATGAACTGCTACGGTACGACGCAGAAACCGGGCTCCTTCATTGGACCGTCCGACGAAATCAATATGCGGTTAAAGATGCAGTGGCTGGACACAAAGCCGACTGCAGAGGTAAGACCTATTACCGTGTAAGGGTAGATGACCACATGATCATGGGACACTGGATCGTTTGGGCTATGTCATATGGAACTTGGCCAGAAGATCAAATAGACCATGACGACGGGGATGGTCTAAACAATAGGCTTAGCAATCTAAGGATTGCCCCGCAGTCTGAAAACAACAAAAATGCAGCGATCAGGAAAGATAACAAGACAGGTGTCCTTGGCGTTGTAATTTCAAGGTGCGGGAATTTCGTCGCCCACGTCCGTGTAAATGGGAAGATGCTAAGCCTTGGGACTTACAAAACCCTAGAAGAAGCAGCCGCAGTCAGAGCGGCGGCTTCTGTTAAGTTTGGGTTCAACCCAAATCACGGTAGGGTTCCGAAGCATATTAGCTCGACTGTGTAATATTCAGGAGGTTTGACACATGAAGATAAACTATGGAGTTTCCGGGTGGCCATCATGGGAGATCAGCCTGGAGGAGGCCTTTACTATGGTCCTCCTATCAAGGTCTCATGCTACAGGGTCTTTGGAGGAGTTAACGGCAAGAGTGAGTCACCTTGAGACTATCATCAGACTCGTACTCACACCAGAGCAAATACTGACACTGGCCAAGGAGTTCATGAGCCCGACGGCTTTTCTGTGTGACCTAGACAAGGAGCAATAACATGGGACACCAACCAACAATAAGCTGCCCGTTCTATGAAAAGGACGGCATGTGTGACCACCACGCCAGCCGGCACAAGGTGTTGTTCGGCCTTGTCATCATGCGTGATGACTGCGTACTGACACTGCGTGATGAGCGAATTCAGGAGTGCGGAGTCAAGAAGCGGTGGGATGGGACTGTGAAACAGCCAAAACCTCTGTAACAACTGTAACAGTACATAAGAAGAATAATATGAAGAAATTTAGCATCGAATGGTGGCAGTCACTGACTGGTCCACAAGTTGGTAACGAAGTCGAGGCCCAGGTCGAGAAGGTGCTCAAGGGCTGGAACAATAGCGTGAAGTTTGCGTGGGCTCGGTTGCCTGATACCAAAGCTGCCCGCATGAGTATGATGCAGGCCCAGCCCGCTGACTACATCTACCGCTGTGGCTCATACGCCGGCTTCATCGAGGTCAAGGGCTTGGCCCACGCCTACCGGCTGCCGCGAGGCAACCTGTCGCAACTCCCGACGCTGCACAAGTGGGAACTGGCTGGCAGTGATGACGTGGTCCTGGTCTACCACTACCTCTTCGATGAGTGGCGTGCCATAGACCCTCGCCATCTCAAGGCGGACGTGCCGAGCCACGACCTGCGTGAGTTCCCGGTCCATGCGAGTGCCGCTGAGGCGCTGAAGTCGATTGGGTACTTCGGGTCATGAGTGCCACACTGCCACTCACTGATGGCACTACCACTCTGGAACCCTGCACCACTCCTCTGAAGGGGGCTGGACCTACTCCCCTCAAACTCTGCCCCTACTGCCAGCGCCTGCACCCCGAGGATGACTTCCACCGGCTGGTCAAGGGCAGGGGTGGCAAGATCATCGTCTACCAGTGTGGCCCATGCTACAAGGCCCGCCAGAACCCAGCGGCCAACAAGGAGCGGCTGGAGATCATGGTCTCGAACAACAAGCTCGCCAACAAGCGGGCATTCATTTTCCCGTCCATACCGAAAGGAAGAGGGGCATGAAAGTTTGCAGGAGGTGCAATGAGGAGAAGCCACTGACTGAGTTTTGGGCAGCCAAATCAGCGGCAGATGGCAAGCAGACCTACTGCAAGGCGTGCGCAAAGGCCAATAACTTAGCGTGGCATGCGGCAAACAGGGAGCGATGCAGAGCGAGGGACGCGGCATGGCGTGCCGCAAACCCTGAGAAAGTTAGAGCCTCCCACGCGAAGTGGCGGGCAGAGAACCCGGAGAAAGACAAGGCAAGGCACGACGCATGGCGTGCCGCAAACCCGGAGAAGGTAGAGGCCATCAAGGAGAAGCAGCGGGCTAAGAGAGCAGAGGCCAAGGTAGCCTGGTTCGAGGCCAACAAGGACGCAATCACAAAACCAATAAAGACTCCAGAGGAGTGGTCACAATGAAGCCAATGCTTTCTCACACAATCACCGATACGACTGCTGTCAGGTATCCCGTACTTGTTTCACAAAAACTGGATGGTATCCGGTGCCTTATCACTGATGGCGTGGCCGTCAGTCGTAACCTGAAGCCGATCAGGAACGAGTACGTGCAGGCAATCATTGGGATGCCTGAGTATAACGGCCTGGATGGGGAGCTGATAGTTGGTGACCCGTTTGCCGAGGACTGCTATCGCGTAACCAACTCGGGGGTCATGTCCAAGGATGGCGAGCCGGATTTCACCTACTACGTGTTCGATCGGTGGGACCTCCCCCTCAGCGGATTTGCTGACCGATTGGCAGCCACTCAACCGGGTTACAAAATCCAACGTGTCACGCACCACTGGGCCTACTGTGAGGCGGACCTGCTCCGCATTGAGGAAGTGCTCCTTGCCAAGGGCGCGGAAGGGGTCATGGTCCGCAGCCTGGGTGGCACCTACAAGTATGGCCGGAGCACGGTGAAGGAGGGCATCCTCGGCAAACTTAAACGCTTTTCCGAGGATGATTTCTTGGTTGTCGACTTCGAGGAGCGCTTCCACAATGCGAACCCGGCCACCATCAATGCCCTGGGACACACCGAACGATCCATGCACGTCGAGAACATGATTGGGCGTGGCGACCTTGGTGCCCTAGTCTTGGAAACAAGTGGAGGTAAACGCTTCACCTGCGGAACCGGCTTTGATGACGCCACGCGCCGGGAAATTTGGGGCAACAAGGAGAAGTACGTGGGCAGGTGGGTGAAGGTCAAGCACTTCCCTGTGGGTGTTAAAACACTGCCGAGATTTCCTACCTTCTTGGGCTTCCGCGACGAAAACGACATGTCTTGACAACAACGGCACCAGTGTCTAGTATGGGCGCTGGTTCATTTTGGAGGCGGAATATGAATTGCACATATACACTGACAAAGGGCGAGATATGGGACTACAGGCACATGTGCCACTCCTTTCTGCGTGCTGGGTCTGTCATGGAGCTGACCCTACCTGGTGTAGGGTCTGAGGCTTTCAGTAGCAGTGACCAGTTGGAAGACTGGTTGAGGGAGGACGATGACACACCTTACCATAAGTATAAAGTACGATTCCTTGCAGGGGAGCCAGCATGATGATAATCAGTGATCTGCACATCGGAGTGCAGCGCGCCGGGGGGACCACACCCCAGTCTCAACAAGCATTGCGGGACCACCTGCGCAACAGCCTTGAGTCTCTACTAGCTACTGAGAACGAGTGGGTAGTCGTGAACGGGGACCTGTTTGACAAGTTCACAGTGGACACTTCTGAGGTTCTGCTCACCTGTGAAATCTTCTACCGCTGGCTGGGTGAGAGGCCAAGTGCTAAGCTGACCTTGATCTCAGGTAACCATGATTGGTCCCCGAGGGGTAATGACGTGTCCTCTTTCCACCTGTTGGCGGCTATGCTGCAGATGTCTGGTGTGGGGCACGATGTTGAGGTCAGGGACCACACCAATGGTCTCTCAAGGGTTGATGCCAGCAGAGGCGTGTTCTGCGTCCCTCACATGCCCAACCAGGCCCTGTTCGACGCTGAAATCCAGAACGCTGCGGTGACACTGGGAAAGGACCGGTACCTGCTCCTCCACTGCAACTACAAGAACACCTTCGCGGATCACAGCGACCACTCCCTGAACCTCAGTGATGACCAGGTTGGGGCGCTGATGGAGGCTGGCTGGAGCCTGATCATTGGTCACGAGCATATTGGTTACAGCCTTCGGGGTGGGAGAGTGCTGGTGGTCGGCAACCAGTTTCCCTCGTCGGTACTGGACTGCCTCGGCAACCAGACGAAGCATGCTGTACGACTCACTGACAAGGGCGTGGAGCTGGTCCAGACCTGGAGCCGTGATGGATTCTACCTTGAGGTGGACTGGAGGCAGATCAAGGAAGGCGCTGGGGCGGACTTCATACGTGTCACCGGTGAGGCCACGAGCGCGGAAGCAGCCGAGGTCATCAAGGCGATCTCTACCCTGCGCCAGACCAGTGACGCCTTCGTGATCACCAACGCCGTCAAGGTAGCGGGCCACGACATGTCCGGGGAGAAGGCCGCCGAGAGCATAGAGAACCTGAAAGCGTTCGATGTCCTCTCTGCTATTTATGAAAACTTAAATGAGGCTGAAGTAGATACAGTTAGGGGGCTATTATGCCAAGAGTGAATAACACGACAGGCAATATAGGTAACACTAAACATGGCATGAGAAACTCAGCAGAGTATAAATCTTGGTGCGCTGCAAAAGGGAGATGCTTTAACGTTAGGGACGAGGCTTACCCAAGATATGGAGGTAGGGGTATCACTATGTGTGAGAAGTGGAGAAATTCTTTCTCAGAGTTCTTATCTGACATGGGCCATAAACCCACCCCAGACCACTCCCTTGACCGTATTGACACAAATGGCAATTACACAGTTGGTAATTGCCGTTGGGCAACTATAACGGAGCAGGCTCGCAATAGACGTAACACCGTAAGGGTTGCTGAGGGAGTGCTAGCTGAGGTTGCAGAAGACCACGGTGTAAGATACAAGACACTGCACAGACGTTTAAGGGATGGCAGGCCTCTTGATGTCAGCAATCCTAACGTATCTTTATGGCACAGGTTTGAGGTTAACGGCAGCCTACTGACGTTGTCGGAAATTGCCTCACTTCTAGGTAAGTCATATCACCACGTATATCATAGGGTAATAACGAAGAGGTGTTCTTTACTGGAGTTGATGGCATGAGCAGGCAGAGCGAGGCAAAGGCAGCACAGAACTATAGGACTACACCTGACACGTGTAGTAACTGTACCCACTATACCTGTGAGGTAGTCAAGAAAAGCTACAACGGGTGGCAGGGGAGGGTGGAATGGTCAGAGGAGCGGGGCAGGCGATGTGCTTTAGGGGGTTTTGCCGTAGGTAAGACTGCTGTATGTGATAAGCATGAGGGCAAATCATGAAGATGTCGGTATCAGAATTCGAGTTGTTGATGGCAGCAGAGTTGGCGTCCTTTCGTGGTGAGTGGGTCCGCGAACACGCTGAAATGGGCCTGACGCCGTGTGAGTGGTACTGTTTGTTCGCCAGGTATCTGAGGGATAGGACTGGGTTGAGGTCGGCGTTGCCATGATTAAAGGAGATATACATGCTTAACCAAATAACACTCACCTGCTTCCGCAAGCACCAAGCCCTGACCATCGACTTCACCAACGGCATACAAGTAATCAGAGCTGCGAACGAGTGCGGCAAGTCGAGTCTACTAGAGGGAATAGGCTATGCCTTGTTCGGTACCAGGGCACTGCGCACTACCTTCGATCAGGCCGTGACCTGGGGCGAGGATTCAAAGCGCCTCAAGGTCTCGCTCACTCTCACGGTGGGTGACGCAACCTACACCTTCACCCGTGGCAAGTCCGGGGCCGAGGTCCTGTTCCAGGGCAAGGTCTTTGTCACCGGCCAGGATGCGGTCACGTCCTTCGCCTCACACCTCCTCGGTGCTGACGTGGGCACAGCCAACAAGCTGATGGTGGCCAGTCAGAACTCCATCCGTGGGGCACTCGAAGAAGGGCCGAAGGCGCTCAGCCAGATGATCGAAGACCTGGCCGGGTTCGACACCTTCGACAGGATTCTGAGCGAGGCCTCGACCAGGCTCGCGCTTGGGTCGCCGGCCATGGCCGAGGATCGACTGAAACGGGCGGAAGCGAGCCTGATCGACATGCTCAGCTCCGTGCCTCCAGAGCCCGACGTTGTGGAGTATGAAAAGGCCCTTGGGACTCTACAAACCAGGTTGTGGAGTTTCGGTGAGCAACTACCGGGGCTGCGGACGGCGTCAGCGGCTGCCGTCAAGGCGTGGCAGGAGGGCTCCGCCCTCTACCTCAAGCGAGTAGCCCTGGAGGAGAAAGTCGACCGCGCCCTGCGGACGCTGAAGGACGCTGACAAGCTCGTGAAGGAATTGATGCCCGCGACCAAGGTCGTGGTCGATACCAGCCAGATCGAGGGGCTGAAGGAACAGATCGCCCTGAGCCTGGACCACAACAAGAGGAAGGCGGCGTACAAGGCGTTTCTGGATTTACCCTCTGGAGACCGTTGGGTTGGGTCCAGTGAGGAGTTCTACAAGGGCTTAAAGGATTGTGAGTTGAGAGTGAGCAACCTCAATACGGCGATCTCAGGGGTAGGCTATGAGGTGAAGACCCTCAAAGCCAAGAGATTTGACAGTGACACATGCAGCAAGTGTGGCCAGAAACTTCCAAACGCCGAGAACATATCAGCCCGCAACGCTGAGGTTGATAGAGGCCTAGAGGACCTAGCTGATGACCTGAAAGACCTAGAGGTAAAAAGGTCGGAAGAGATTAGGGCTCAGCACAGATTCACTGAAGCTGCTGCATTCGCCACCCGGTACACTGCCGCCGCTGAGCAGATCAGGGACTATGTCGTGTGGGACATCACGACCTACCCTGGCACAGCCACTTGGAATGGTCCGGTGCCAGAAGGAGAAGCCACCGACGTAGTCGCCCTTCGCCGCCGCATCCTCGACATCGAGACCCAGGCCAAGGCTGTGGACTCGGCCAAGGCCAAGCTCGAACTGGCGGTCGAGCAAGTGTCCAAGGCTGATGACAACTACCTAGACGCCGTCAAAGCACTCGCTGACTTCGATGGCCCGACCGCTGACGACATCGTGACCCTGACTGCTGCCAAGGACCAGGCCATCGCTGATGAGCAGGTTGCGGAGGGGACCCTGATCGTGACCAAGGCAGAGATGGCAGCGCTGACCAAGGATCATGAGGCGGCTGTCGCACTCTGGACCATGGCCAAGCAGCGGGTTGAATCAACGCAGGTTGCCATTGCCGAGTGCAAGGAGGAGATCAAGGCCCTGGCTTTCAACAATTCCCTGATCAAGAAGCTGCGAGCCATCCGGCCAGTCATCGCCAACAAGCTGTGGAATACGGTGCTGGCCTCGGTCAGTGTCATGTTCTCTACCATGCGCAAAGAGGAGTCCTGGGTCACCAAGGAAGGGTCCGGGTTCATGGTCAACGGCCAGCCGGTTGAGAGTCTGTCTGGGAGCACTTTGGATATTCTTGGAATGGCAATTAGATGTGCCATGTTAAGAACGTTTCTGCCACAGTGCGGATTACTGGTGCTCGATGAACCTGGTCATGGTTGCGACTCTGAGAGGGTCGAGTCCATGTTGGGATTCCTGAAGGGTGTGAATTTCCAACAGACACTGTTAGTTTCACATGAGGAAGTAAGTGAAACAGTGGCTGACAATCTGATTATTTTGTGAGGTGTGATATGCCCGTGATTTTGTGTTCTGACAAACGAGTACAGGACTTGCTTAATCTGTTAGGCCAGCCCCCGATGTGTGCTGGAGCTAAGATAGTCTTCGAGCCTCAAAAGGCAGTAAAAATTGTATGGGAGTGCTACCTTGGAAGTGGGCACGTTGAGTTATTGAAGAATATGACTGACTATGAAATTGAGTCTGAAGTGGTGCCAGCGACCTGCTTTGGAGGGCGCGGCTGATGGTCCAAGTAATTTCAGATCAGAAGTGGGATAAGAGGTTCATGAGTATGGCTGATCTTGTATCCTCTTGGTCCAAGGATACCAGCACAAAGGTAGGGTGTGTTCTTGTTGACAAGAGTCGTAGAGTAATCAGTGTGGGCTTCAATGGCCCTCCATCCAAAACGGTAGATGCAGAGTACCCAAGAGAGGTAAGGCTTCGCAGAAGTATACATGCGGAGGCTAATGCCCTGCATTTTGCAAACTCTGACGTATCTGGGTGTACTGCCTACGTTACCCACCCTCCATGTGCAAACTGCACAGGGCACCTTATCCAGCGTGGCATCTCAAGGATAGTTGCAAAGGTTGGCTCCAAGGCTTTTGAGTCTAGATGGGCAGAAGACATTAAAGAGTCTGAAGCAATGTGCTCAGAGAGTGGTGTAACGCTTACGTGCATTGGAGACTTTGCATGACTTCTGGTGTAATGATAGACCTAGCTGGAAGAGTCTTTGGAAGGTTGGTTGTTACGGGTAGGTCAGATAACCATAGAACACCAAACGGAAGTCTCAAGCCATATTGGGAATGCAGATGCGATTGTGGTGTAGTGGTTAGGGTTCGGGCGGAGGCATTACGTAATGGTATGACCCGTTCGTGTGGGTGTCTAGCTAGGGAGCTGTCAAGTGTCAACCACTCCACTCACGGTCAGTCTAAATCCCCTACTTATAACACATGGAGGGCGATGATAGAGAGGTGTAACCGCAAGGGAAATACTCACTATAAACACTATGGGGAAAGAGGTATTACAGTATGTAAAGACTGGTTAAAGTATGAGAACTTCTTACGGGACATGGGGACCAGGCCCGACGGACTTTCTATAGAGAGGGTGAACAACGACCTCGGCTACAGCAAAGAAAACTGCAGGTGGGCAACTGCCATGGAGCAGTCTAGAAACACTACTAGAAGTGTGTTGATAGAGTGGGACGGAGCAATTAGAAATCGCTGTGACTGGGCCAAGTTAATTGGAATAACTCCAGAAGCCCTTGCGGTACGCATACGTAAATGGGGGCTGAATAGAGCTATGACTACACCTAATCAATATCCACTTAGTAGACGGGAGAGAATGAATGACAATTGAAGTAAAGGTGATAGCCGATTCTATCAATAGTGGGGGTGAGCGAATTACCACCATGCAACTGAAGTACCCGAGGTTTATCCACTCAGAATTTCTTACCCACAGATTGTTCAGCAGAAATGCCAGCAGTAGTCGAGCAATCCCGGTAAGCAAGATGCTGAGGGCTGTGTGGCATGAGCCAGCCGCACCTGTGTACTGGGGCAGCAACAAGCCAGGCATGCAGGCCGGGGCAGAGTTGCGACCCTTTCGCCGGCTGGCAGCCAAGGTTCTGTGGAAGGCATCTGGCCGGGCCATGTGCGGGGTGGTGTGGGTACTGTCGAAACTGGGGCTGCACAAGCAGGTGTCCAACCGCCTACTGGAGCCCTGGCAGCACATTCACGTGGTTGTGACCAGCACAGAGTGGCAGAACTTCTTCGACCTACGTTGCCATCCTGACGCGCAGCCTGAGTTCCAGGAGCTTGCCAAGCAGATGCGATTGATGCGGAACATCAGCACGCCCAGGAAACTGGAGGATCACGACTGGCATCTCCCATACATCGACTGTCTGGAGCGGGAGCGGCTGAGCACCCATGAGGCTATCCAGGTCTCTGCGGCCCGTTGCTGCCGGGTGTCCTACCTCAACCACGAGGGGCGCACCTCCACCCTTGAACAGGACGTGGCCCGGTACGAGAGCCTGGTCAACGCCGTACCACCGCACATGTCCCCGGTCGAGCACCAGGCTATGGCCCTGCCTGGGCTGGCTTATGCCAATTTCCTGGGTTGGGCATCACACCGGTGGCTGCTGGAGGAGGCTGCAATCCATAAAGTGTGGGACAGCCCACAAACTTCCTGACTTTTGCCCACAGCGCGTTTGTAACTCATTGAATAATAAGAAGAATATGAAGACAAAGAAAAAGGTGTCAGCCCACTTGATCAACGAGTTGGGAGCAGAAATGCACTTCGCATTGCTCGGGATGCAGCTCGGAACCCCGTGCTCTATCAACTGGGTGCGCGTGGCCAAGGTCCTTGTCGTGATCTCGGTCGCTGCTGACCGCACCACACACCGGGTGAAGCGGTCCCTAAAGGACAAGGTCAACGTGGCACTCGAAATCCTGGCTGACATGGCTGACCGCCGCCCACCCGGACAAGAGTGGACGGCTGAGGTCGGGGAGTTGCGTGATCTGGCTGATGGCATCCTGGCAGCGGAATCCATCCTCCCCCGCCTTGACTACCCCACGCTACAGATCGCCTACACGACTGTTGGTCACCTTACGCATCCGCAGTGATGCGAACGACATCAGTACCATCAGCAAACAGGTGGGCTCTTTTGGTTTGGGCGACAACGATACCAGCACCCGCAGATGTTTTGAAGGTGGTAGTGAACGCCCCAGTGTTGTTGCAATAGACGATACCTTCCCAGTCATTGGGCACGATCACGGCCCTGTTCCCTGTCAGGGCTCCTGTGGTTGTCAGGTACCGGCACGCAGCCTGGGCTGCGGTCAGGGTCACGTCAGCGGCTGTTACCACGACACTGGCCTTGCTAGTCACGTGGTTAGGCGTCACCCACGCACGATAGTCTGTGTAACTGGTCACAGTTATGGCACTTGTGCTGAGTTGGTACAGTGGGATAGAGCCAGGAGTGAAACCAGTAGTGTTCTTTGAGACTACGCCTGCACGAGTGGCTTCTATGTAGTTTGTGGTGCTGGCTGATAAAGCTATACCAGCCGGGTTTGCGATTACAGTCAGTACCCCATCTATCACCATAGGACCACCATAGCAATACCATGTGAGGCCCGTACTATTCTCCCTGCGGGCAAACAGCATGGCCGGGCTAGCGCTGTTGAACAGTCCATTGGCAGTGATTTCTTTAGAAGCCTGAGATTGAATAATCAAATCTAGGTTTGATGTTATAGATGCCATTATGTTTCCTTAACCGTGTGGAAAATCTGCAGTAGGCGTTACCAATGGGGAGCGGGCTGTGCCTACAGTAACCCTGATTGGACCAATATTGCCCTTAAAATCCCATGATGGATTCCTAGAGGCAACCTGAGCGCCTATAGCAAAAGTTAAAGTGGTGTAATTAAGGTTGGCTGCATAAGGAGTGCCTATCCCGTCCTCAAGTAAGGGTTGACCCAGTCTAGCGCTGTAGAAGTGAACGTTGCCAAGCTCCCTAGTAACCGCAGCATAAGTCCACTCACCTGTGCACAGGTTTTTAGACCCTGTCTTTACAGAGCCACCTGTGTAGAACCACAGGAACCCTGAAGAATCTAACAGTATCTGCCACCCTGCTTGGCCTCCTGTGTAGAAGTCAAGGAGTACTCCGTGCTTCTGGCTAGTCTTGAATATTATCTCTACACAGAAGTCCCCTGCCCCTAGTCTGTATCTATCCTTACCTGGAGTCATAATATAGTCACCCACACCATCAAACTGAGCAGATGACCCAAGAGTAAAAGGCCCTGTTGAGGTTGTAGTCTTGACCTCCCCAGAACTAGACATAAGCGCACCCCTAACATCCCTGAACCTCTTGTTACCTTCAGCGCCTGTGTTAGAGGTAAGGAACACAACCTCGTTAAAGTTAGGGTCTGCGAGGTTTGCACCATTAAAACTAGACCCTGGGTATATTGCCGGAGCGCCCCTACCAACAACTGATGAGACCTGGTACACCTTGAAGAATACAGCCGTTTTGACAGTTCCTTGATCTATTATCTGGTCGCCAGACGTGTAGGTACATTCAGCAGATGGCACTCTAATCGTGCGGTGAACTGTAGTAAAACTAGCGTCAGAGTAAATCTCAACATCATAAGACTCCTCATACTCGCCTAAGTCAGCGTCGACATTATCTCTCCAGGCCCAGTCTGTGCGGCTTCTGCGAATCCAGTAAAAGTACCAGTTATTTGTGCTTAAATCACGAAAAGTTTTCACGTAGACGGGTGACAAGCACTCCAGGTTTACGGCTTGGTAGGTAAAATCATAGTCCTTGTAGACGTCCAGGGAGTTGATGTCATCCCCACTCCTGTATGTTCTAGGGAGGCCTATCAACTGATTACTTATACCTACAAGGCTGAGGTGATTCTCATCAAGCAGTATCAGGTAATCGCCTATACTGTGTTCGCCCATTGCCCATTCGGTCCCAAACTTCCCACGGATCATGTCAGTACATGTATAGCGACCAGGTCCGGTTAGAGTGCACAACTGTATACTTATTATCTCCCACCTGCCGTCTGCGCCATAAGCAAAGAGATTAGCCCCGTTTAACACAGCCAGGTCAGTAACGCTGGTAAGGCTGCTACCACCGACCATCCTAACGTTAAGTACACTGGCCTTATCCCAAACACCAGTATCCACTGCGGTGATTGCATTTGTTGCAGTCGCTACAACACCTCCGGGAGGACTGAAACCCTGCACAAGGTCCCAACTAACTCCATCATCCTCTGTACGGTATATCTCCCCGCCACCAAATGTGTCGCTTGGGGCATACATAGTCCACAGGAAAGACGGGCGGTCCATCTGCCTGTCCATATAGGGTACATCCATCAAGACATACCCAGGCTCTAGGGCGTATTCTATAATGATGGGGCCACTGACTACTGGGTCAGCGCCCACTGCATTAGGTGAGTAAACAGCAGCTGAATTGTACTTGGCCTTACACACAACAACACCGTCAGTTGTGTTGTCCACTGCGGTCAGCCTGAGTTGAATGTTACCCTCCAGAGATTGAAGAGTTACTACATCAGCGGGCTCTAGTTGATTATATGTAGGAGGTAGGCTGAAAGAAACGTCGTACCTCTCAAGCCAGTATAGATATAGTAATAGCTCTGCTAAGTTAGCAGCCTCACTCCCAGTAAGTACTACGGGTATGTCAATAACACGAAGATTTACTGAGTTACCATCGTTACGCTCTGCATATTGTTCACCTACATCATACTCCCTGTTGAAGTCTAGGTACTTTAATGTAACGTTATTTGGCAACTGCGCGTCTGACTCCCTAGACGTAGTCAAACTCACACCTCTCTCAGACGATGCGCTTCTAGCGTCTAAATCGCCCATCGGTATGTCTACTACAGAGCCTGAATTGCGAGGCTTAAACTGAACCTTGTAACCGTGCTGTACAATATCAAATGGCCAGACAGACTGTAACGGTTCCACTGCTGATCTGATTGCACCTATTGACCCAACGCGGTAACCCCTTACCTGCTGAGTTAGGGCAGTTACATCTATGTCTGTATCCGCTAAGATGCTAGAGTTTCTACACTCTACAGAAACTATATGGCTCAAACTTACTGGTGTGGCTGCTATCTTATATGGCTGTATCGTAGCTGCTACCCCACCAGAACCTCTTACACCAACAAAGACATCACCGCCCCAGACTAAGGAATTCCAGGTATTTACTGGCCCGCCTGGGAATTGTTTTATTTCCCATGTTACACCGTCTGGGGATAGGCAATAGGTTGAATAGGACGTAGCACAGAATAGTGATCCATCAGATGCAACCTGAGAACCAAAACCAGCGAAATTCACAGCATTGTACGTCCAGGCGTAACCATCATCAGATGTGTACGTGCCAGCAAAATTTGTTGAAGTTATGCAAAATCTACCATTATTAACACCTATAGACTTCCAATTGTTACCATTAGTAGCTACATATCTAGTCCATGTACCAGTTGTCCCAGTCTTTGAGGTCAAAAACCTTGTGCCTTGTGCCACTGTTACAAAAACTGAACCATTCCATGCCAAGCCTTTGTAAGCTACACTCCCTAGCCCCATAGCCTCCTCTGGGGCTCTCTCTGATGTCCACGCAAACCCGTCTGGAGACTTAAAGAATGGTCCACTATCAGTTGCAACTAAAAACACAGAACCGTTGTAACAAGCGTCAGTGCAGTAGTAGTTCCCTGGCATTGAGACCTCTACCCATGTAACCCCATCATCCTCAGATACACATACGGACCCGAATGAGAATGCCAAAATAATGTTTGGATTGGATACGATGCACTGCCAGGATGCCGATTTAGGCATGAGGTACTCAGTCCACGTTACACCATCTGGTGATGTGGCGCATATATTTGTATTATTTGCTAGTGTGCAGTATACCCTACTGTTGTACGTAACACACGTCCACTGCCTGCTTCCTATAGCCTGCTGTGTAGCCTCATAGACATGCTCCGAGCCCGCAGCTACAATCTCTACCTTTATCTGTGCAGCAGCCAGAGAGTTGCCGTACTTAGCTAGTGGCAGGTCATAGAAAACTATGTAGGCTAGGCCTCGGTACGCTGATGCGTTTACGCCTAAATTAGCGCTAATCCGTGGGTCAACTAGCTGCGTATCAGAGCCTCTATACAATTCAAAGCCTACAGCAGCAGCATTTGAGGCAGCGATAGTGCCAGGGTCTGTTGACCCCGCGTCATACCAAAGGTCAGGGCCTATCCATATCCTCTTAACCCCGGTGATGGGCTCTCCGAGAGCCCTTGTATCTACTAACCCTACAGCAAAAGTAGCTGAGTACAGGTATGTTTTAGTTGTTGTCTGTGAGCCGCCACCTTTACCGCCCGACTTCTTCTTAGACACTGTCTCTTTTAACTTATTGTTCTCTAGCCAAAACACATTCCCAGACACAGTTATCGTGCCATAGGCTCTAGGTACAGTAGCCCCATAGGTACTGGTCTGTATTGTCAGGTCTTCTAGCCTAGGACCGTTAATAGTTGGCCCTTTTGGTGGGTCAAGGGCACCCCCAAGCATCATACCAAGCTGAGCGCCAAGCATGGGGTAGCCGACAAATGTCCCGACTACAGTCCCTACTACACCACCTACTATTTGGCCAGTGCTACTCATACTGTGACCTCATTAAATCTGTAAGCGTGCACTACTCTATTCCACCACTTTGTGTTCATGGTATGCCTCACGCATTTGCCTACAGCCTCATAGGCGTGAATAACCTCATCGTGACCCATTATTGCCAGATGTTGGGGCTCCCCAAGGAACCGCATAAGCATCATGTCACCGGGCCTTACTTCGGCCTTGGTAATACGTGAAACAAACGGTTGGTAGTCAAGGGCAGACTCAAGCTGACCATTCAAGGGAGTCCTGCCGTAGCCCACCACATCGGCTGGCTCAAGTCCCAATCTCTTACAGACATGGATTGCCACGCCAACACAATCAAGGCCGGCCCCAACCACCCGCCCCTGGTGCATGAAGGGGGTATCAATGCACTCCAAAGCGGCAGTGATGATGTCGTCTGGCGTCATGTTAGTTAGCCCCTCTCTGGGCATAAACGGAGCCAGTTGGTATGTACTCGAAACCGCCAAAGTTCACCATATTTGAGTAGGTAGTGAACCCGTCCCACCTATTTTTACAGTCTATTGACCTCTTCAGACATCCACGAATTATTCTATACTGGTTACCTATAACAGGCATGTAGTAAAACGCTTCATGTGTCTCTATAATGCCAGGGACAGTGAAGCTCTTTATCTCCAGCGGTTTAAGGCCAGCGTTTGGACCAGTTAAGAACTCTATTGTCCCAGCCTGGAACACACCAGATGTCTCAGGCCTAGTACCATCACTGAATACTCTTGCTGACGATACACCAGTTAATGTCCCCATCTCAGTCTGGAGTGCAAGATTTACACCACACCCTGCATACTCTGTTCCCCCGAACTTTTTTGGGCACTGTACTGAGTATGTAGCGCCCACTGTTTGATTTAGAGCATCTATCATGGAGGTCCCATTGATGACATACTTATCATCTAGTAGGGTAGTTTTACCAAACACTCCAGCAGTTATAGGCTCCTGATCTTCAACGGGTGCTACCCAAGATGTTGCAAAGCAGTAGCACCTAGCCCCATCAAACACACCACTGGATACAGTTGCACGGGTGATACCAGCCAACCCCACTATCCCCTCTATGTCTATGTTGGAGGGGGTAAATCCAGCGGTGGAACTGTTACCCGTAAACTGATAACCAGACGTAGATAGGTACGTGTGCCCACTCATGGTCAAGTCTGTGACGTGGTCCGTAAGGTAGACAGGTGTCCCAGTTTTTGGCACTATCCTCATACATAGGGCTCTATACCTATAATCGGCGACTATTGCTTTCATGGGTCAATCAACTCAATGATGTCAATCCCGCCACAATCCCTAACTCCTTCGGATATAGCAGCCACATCTATCCTGCTGTTAAAGCGGCAAGGCAGATCAAAGTAGCAACCGCCAGAGACTACCTCACCTACTTGGGGTGCCGTATTTACGGCTCCACCGCTTGTGTAATTGCTATAAGCTATGGTATCTAAATTTATTGTGACTAGCCCACCGATATCCGTGCTGACAACTGTCACACGCTTGTTGTTTATCTGTGTCATACCAACAACACCAGTTACGTAGATTGATCTTCCAGCAACAAGTGCATTCCCTGGTATAGTAAGTACAGCTTGAACTTCCTTGGTTATATTAGTGATAGCCCAAGTACCATTGGCTAGAAAAGTAACACGCCCGTTAGTGGTGTCAACCGTAAAGTTAGAGCTATCTAGCTGCACTGCACCAACAGCTACAACAGTACTCCCAGCCACAGGTTTATACACTTTCCTGTAAGGCAGTCCCAAGGTAATCGGTGTTCCCCCAGAGCCGTAGGCTGTGACTAACTGATACACCCCAGTAGAGATCAAAGGTAACTGCCAATCTCCTGCAGTTGGTACATTGACGCTGCCATTAGTACTGAAGTCATCCTCGCACCTAACCCTGAATCCAGCATACATACCGTACACTCTACTGTACATGGCCAGTACACCTTGAGCTATCGTGGACCGCCAGTTGGTAAAGTTAATTTGAAAACTACGGACAGGGAAAGGATGAATAAGCCTGCGATACTCCTTGCCAGATGCTGTGGTCACTATCTGCACAGCGAACTCGTCGTTGTAGGTTGCCCCCATCCTGACATTAACTGGTAGCCTACCCTCATGAAACTCAGCCATATCTGCGTGCTCCATTAAGTGCTGACAAGGCCTCTCGTGCACCTTGTCCAGCGGCCCTTCTCACATCCGGGGCGTTAGTACCATTGACGTTGACCGTGATGTTGACCACCTTCGACCCACCAAAGCCCTCAGCCTGCACGCCTAGCCGCCCATAGGAGTCACGCTTCAGGGGCATGACTGCCTCCGGCCCGGCCTCGGCGAAGATGCCACCCTTGGCGAAGCCATGAAGGTTCTGGAAGGCAAAGGTCTTCGGACTGGTCTGCACCGTGTTGGCGTAGGCGTGCAGGCTCGGGGAGCCTGAGAAGACGTTGCCTTTGGCGCTGTCAATGAAGCTGGCCGCCAGGTTGGCGAAGTCACCACTGCTGAACCCGCCTCCACCCCCGCCGAACATCCCGAGGATGCCGTTGACAATGC